GATAGGGCTACTACTGCTACTCACATTGCAGTATTCTCTGCTTTTACCGAAGGAATGCAACTATTCAGTTCCTTTATCATGTTACTTAACTTCCCACGCCATGGCAAAATGAAAGGTATGGGACAAATTATTACTTGGTCTATTGTAGATGAAACTCAACATGCAGAATCTATGATTAAATTGTTCAGAACATATATAGAAGAAAATAAAGAAATTTGGAATGATGAATTGAAATCAAAAATCTACAGTATTGCAGAAAAAATGGTAGAACTTGAAGATAAATTTATTGACCTTGCATTTAGCATGGGAGAAATGGAAGGACTTGATTCTGCTGATGTTAAGCAGTATATTCGCTATATTGCTGACCGTAGGCTCATTAGCCTTGGTCTTAAAGGCATTAATAAAGTAAAACGTAATCCACTACCATGGGTTGAAGAAATGATTAACGCACCAACACATACAAACTTCTTTGAGAATCGGGCAACTGATTATGCAAAAGGTGCTTTGAGTGGAGATTGGTCAGATGTTTGGGCACACTAAAGGAAAAAAATGAACGATAAAACAATAACAGCAGAATGTTCTAGCTGCGAATCTAGTTACCAAGTTTCATACATAGACGAATTTGTTTCACAAGAATATCCAGAAAATTGTCCGTTCTGCGGAGACCCCATCGAAGAAATTACAGAAGAATATATAGATGATGAGGACTCTGAAGATGATGACGAATGGGATTAAACTGGACACATAATAATATAGATTTTACGGAAGACTTGATTGGTGATAATTACGGATTCGTTTACCAAATTACCAATCTGACGAATGGAAAAAAATACATAGGCAAGAAATTTTTTTATTCTGCCAAAACCAAACAAGTCAACGGTAAAAAGAAAAAGATAAAAGTTCCAAGCAATTGGCAAACTTACTATGGATCTAACACAGAATTAGTAAATGATGTTATACTACACGGAGAAGATAATTTCTTTCGTGAGATATTGCATCTTTGCAAATCGAAAGGTGAATGTGGTTATCTAGAAGCTAAAGAGCAATTTGTTCGTGGAGTAATAGAAGGTAACGACTATTACAACACATGGATAATGGTAAGAGTTAGAAAATCACATATTAAGGATTATAATGCTAGAATCTCTCAGAGAAGCAAAGAATGAAAATTTTGATGCTTTCTTTTTTATGCCTGGGCCCGAAGAAGATTTAGTAAAAGTTGAAGGTGCAACATACAAAGACCCAGGAGAATCCGTAGAGGGTAGTTCGATGGGTAATATGTATCACATTATGCTATTTAAACAAGATGAAGATGGTGCTCCAATAGAACCTGATTTATTTGAAGCTATTCTAGTAGAACCTCTGGAATATATTTCTAGATTGATAACATGTGATTTTTATGGATTAATTGCTAAAAAAACAACAACATCGAACGAATTTATTCAAAAATCATTTGACAAATTGAAAGATATCGAGTAAACTAGAGTTTCTTAACTTTGAGATATTATCATGATACTAATTGACCTAAACCAAGTTCTACTGTCTGGCATTATGGCACAACTTGCGTCACAAAAAAATGTTAAGCTGGAAGAAGGATTAGTTCGCCACATGGTGCTGAATGTTATTCGTACCAATACTAATAAATTTAAAGAATATGGCGAAGTAGTTCTGTGTTGTGATAACCGCAACTACTGGCGCAAATCAATATTTCCTTTCTATAAAGCCGGTCGTAAAAAAGCCCGTGAAAAATCTGATCTTGATTGGCATTTAATTTTTGATATTCTTGCCAAACTTAAAACAGAACTCAAAGAAAATTTTCCATACAAAGTAATTGACGTTGAAGGTGCAGAAGCCGATGATATTATTGGTACACTTGTACCTAGGCACATTATGCACGAAGATATTTTGATTCTTTCAAGCGATGGCGATTTTCTACAACTCCAAGCATACAATAGCAGAAGCAAATTTAACGTGAAGCAGTATAATCCTGCTTTGAAGAAATTTGTTGTATCTCAAAATCCTGTACAAGACTTAAAAGAGAAGATTATTAAAGGCGATAAAGGTGATGGTATTCCTAACATACTTTCTTCGTCAGATTGTTTCGTTTTAGAGAAGCGTCAGACTCCTATCACAAAAGGAAAACTAGATAAGTTTCTTGCTGAACATTATAGCAACTATGAATCTATTGCAAATACCGGATTTACACGGAATCAACTACTGATCGACTTATCTCTTATACCAGGAGATATAAAGGAAAAAATCATAAATACTTATGATGAAACTAAACCAGCTCCAAGAAGTAAACTATTAAATTACTTTATTGAGTATCGACTAAAAAATCTGATGGATGTTATTGAGGAATTTTAATGAAAAATATTTATGAAGTATTTGATGAGTTTGAAGAAGCAAAATCGAAAGCAGATAAAAAACAAGTAATTGAAAAAAACCTATCTTCAACTCTTGTTAAAGTGTTAGAGTATGCATTTCATCCAAATTATAACTGGATAGTAAATGAAATTCCAGATAATTATAGATTACCAGATACTCTTCCTGGTGTTTCTTATGCTCATTTAGGAACAGAACTAAGAAGAATATATTTGTTTCAAGAAGGACATCCTAGTTCTAACAATTTGACAGAACAGAGAAAAAACGAATTACTTATTCAGCTATTAGAATCTCTAGAACCAAGAGAAGCAGAAGTTATTATAGGTATAATGAGAAAAGATTTAGGTGTCAGAGGATTAACATATAGTTTTGTTAAGGAGTGTTTTCCAAACATGCTACCATGAAGTTAAAAAGAGAAAAAATAATAGTAACTATTGGCGCATTCGATCCCATAGAATTACCAGATATAAACTTTCTGAAACAATTAAAAACAAAAGGTGATTGGTTAATTGTTGGTGTACACTCCGACATTTATTTAAGTAAATATGAAAAAGGTTTTATTCAAAATTACAATTCCCGAAGCACGATTGTCAGAGAGTTAAAATGTGTAGATGAAGTATTTGTATACAATGATTCTGATGGTACGGCTTGTCAACTTCTCAAAATAATTCAAATGTGTTATCCATACTCAGATATATTTTTTGTCTCCAAAACTGGAGATAAAGAAACCTCGCCTGAAGGTAAAATGAAAGGCATTAAATTTCTTTCAATGAAATAATGGAGTCAATAAAATCAAATGAGCAAATTTGCAGGAAAATTCCGTAAAAACGAGGATTATAGTGATGATTATGAGTTCTATAATCAAAATAAAAAAATAAAAAGAAAAATGAAAGAACACGGTGAGATTAAGAAAAAACTCAAACAACGAGAATTAGAAAATCTTCAAGACGAAGAAGAATTTTACCAGAGTTATCGATAGGATAACATTGTTGTACTAAAACAACAATGCTTGACAAATTATTGTTTCCTTGATATACTAGTATTTCTTTAGTTGGAGATTACATTATGATGATTTATGGCCATATCAAGAAATCAAAACCAAAACGATTAACAAAAGTAGAACAAGCAGAATATGATGCCTGGCTCAAATCAGTCGGTGCTATGTCTCTTGCTAAAAAATCTACTAAGAAGGTTTTTACTACTACTAATAAGTTACCTAAACTTGTTATTCCTGCTGATCGTAATCCTAAACAATTTAAATCAGTTGACACTGGTATAGGAATTGCTAATTGGAATAAAAAAGATAAAGTCACACAATATACCGGCGACAAAATGATTGGTGTGGGTACGCTGCATAAATCTAATGCTGTTCCTATTTTTAATAATACTGAAGCAGAAGATATAGCTAAGATGAGACGATAAAATGAAGATAATTGTTAAAATACCTAAACCTGTGTGCCGGACACCTATCCCAGCACCACAAAAACACAAAATTGATGTACGTTATTGCCGTAAAGTGAAGCATAAGGAGAAAGTTAATGTACACGCCTACGGATAATTGTACACTATTCAATGAAAATTGCCTGGAGACTCTTAAAAAAGGTCTCCAGTATCATTATGTCATAACATCACCACCCGATTTTGATGAAATTGGGGAAAATCCCGATGATTCCAAAGAAAAATGGGAAAAATTGATGCATGACACCTTCTCGATGCTCAATCCAATCAATAATGTAGTGACAATTATCCTTCGAGACAGAAAATCTGGTGGAACCGTCATTAAAAAACATAATTTTATCATCAACATGATGGAAGAATTGGGTTGGGTTCATAAAAGTCAGAAAATATGGGTACGCTCAAAACTAGCTAATCTGTATCGTTTCAACTACTCCTTCATTTTAACCTTTAAAAGACCCGGAAAACAGTTCTCTCGGGCTGGTTTTAGTGATATCTCTATTCCGGACGTAATAGAAACAGAAGTTAAGCCATATAAGGCATATGTTGATAATTTTCCGCCTGGACTTCTTAGCGCATTTATTGATGTTTATACAAATCCAGGAGAAATGATATTTGATCCGTTCATGGGATCAGGTAGTACCGCAGAAGCCTGTATCTATGCAAATAGAAATTGGTCTGGTTCTGAAATTGTTAGCAATGTCTATGATCTTGCAGTAAATCGATTATCTACCATTTACGATGAAAGGAACAATTTATATGTTGGACTTAACTTTGGATAAACTTAAAGATTTCACAGATGAAGAAGTCTGCTTGATTGAAGAAATGGGTGAAATGCTTGAAGAAATGTCAGCGGATGAAATTAAAGATTTTGTCGATATGGTTGAACTCATGGGAAAGAAAAAGAAAGAGAATAATTTTTTATTTGTAGATCGAAGTGAATTTTACCACTAAAAGGAGCAGTAATGGAATCGCAAGAAAATTATAATGCAGAAGTAATTAAAAATGATGATCCTTGGGAACAATTAGATAATATCGTAAAAGGATGGGTAATTAAAACAAGATGGCAAAAAGATTTAGATTATTATGAAGAACTCCGTAGCCAATATTCTTATTCTTAATTATGAAAAAATATACAAACTTCACTACCACAATTGAAGATGCCGAAGATGGTTCTGGTGATGGTATTATAACTTTTCCACCAGAACTCCTTGACGAACTTGGTTGGGAAGAAGGTACCGAACTAAACTTGGATCTTAGAGTAGATCCAGCTGGAAATGTCATTGTGATAACACCTGTTGTATAAATGCAACAATCAGGTTTTCTGTTGACAAATTGTTGGATCCATGAGATAATGTATCATCATTACTAGAGAGACATTAAAATGCAAATCACACAAGAATCCAAATCGCAGCTTGCTAAACTCATGGCAACAGAAAACTTGATTGTGGAATATAAAAAGGTTCCTACTGCATACTTTAATCTTAAAGAAAGAAAACTGGTAGTTCCTATTCTCAAAGAAGGTCTTACTCCTGAATTATACGACCTGTTCGTTGGTCATGAAATTAGTCATGCATTGAATACACCAGAACACGGTTGGCATGATTCTGTTATTGATTTAAAGATTCCTAAAGCTATTCTTAATGTTGTCGAAGATGCTAGAATCGAAAAACTAATCAAGCGAAAATATCCTGGTCTCCGTGCTCCATTCTCAAAAGCCTACAGAGAACTTCTTTCCCGTGATTTTTTTGCCACTAACGGTGTTGACTTGAATGGAATGAATATTCTAGATCGACTGAATTTACATTTCAAAATTGGTGCATCTCTAGGTATTAAATTCGATAATGAAGAACTTTTTCTTGTCGAAGAAATGGAAAAGTTAGAAACTTTTGATGATGTTATTGAAGTGTCTAAAAAAATCATGGCACTTTATCGTCAAGAAAAAGAAAAACGCAAACAGAAGAATGGAGATGAACCTGCCGAACCAACGGATGAGTGGAGTGATGATACTGATTATTCTTCCGAAGATTTTGATGACGGCGATGAAGTTGATGAAGAAAACGATTCATTATCTGATACACCAGAATCTCCTGATGACCAATCAGAAGATGAAGATTCTGCTGACGGAAAAAATTCTGATGGTGATGAATTCAATAATACAGACGATGAAATTGAATCTTACACTGATGATGCATTTAGAAAACGTGAAAAAGAACTTGTAAGTGCTGATCCTACGGATTACGAATATGGTGACATTCCAGAAGATATTGATCTTAATCGTGTTATTGTTCCATATAAGCATATTATCAGCCGATATAAAAACGAACAATACTTCAACACTATAACTACAAATGAAGAATTCAACGTATTTAAGAAAAAATCTTCAAAGGTAGTTTCTTACCTAGTAAAAGAATTTGAACTGCGTAAAAATGCAGATCAAATGAAACGTGCTAGTATTGCAAAGACTGGCGATTTGAATATGAGTAAAATTTATTCATACAAATTTAATGATGATATTTTTAAACGACTGACTATTGTTCCTGGCGGTAAATCACATGGACTTGTTATGTTCCTTGATTGGTCTGGATCAATGGTTCCTCATTTGAATGCAACAATTAAACAGCTATTGAATCTTGTATTGTTCTGCAAAAAAGTAAATATTCCTTTTGAGGTATATGCTTT